TCGGAAGTGTGAGTGTTGATGTTGTTACGCCATTTACTGTAATTTGTACTGTAGCCTTTGGTGCAACTGCCGATTGTGGCACATAATTTAATAGTTTCGCATGTGAAACTACAGAACCACGCTGAACAGCGGAGTCCAAAAACATTTCATTTGCTACCATGTTTAAATAGTATGCATTGTATTGTGTATTATATGCTAATAAATCCACCAATACAGAAAGCGCCGAGCCATCAAAATTGTAATCTTGAAGTGTGTCTTGTTGTGATAAAAAGGTTTTTAAACTTGATTTGATCGAACCAAAGTCAAGGTTAGTGATTTGTAGGCCTGAATTAGCGGATGACATTAACGGGTCCTCTCAAGGATTAAACTGATTGCTGTTGGTTCAACATTATTACCAATAAAAAATTCCAATGAAACCTCATATGAATTTTTATCACTATTTTCTTGAACAATAATATTCACCAGACTAACTCTAGGCTCATGATTTGCAATCACGGTTTCAATTTCACCCCTAATACTTTGTGCTGTTAGGAAATCTAAAGGTTCAAATAAAAGGTTATTCACTTTTGAGCCTAAGTTTGGTTGAAATGGTCTCTCATAGTTTTTTGTTAATAACAAATTTCGGAGGGAACGAACTACCGCCATTTCATCATAACTCAATGCGATATCATTTCTACCCGGCGTGCGAGTAAAAGTAAAATCTATATCTGAATATCTTCGTGTTAGTGTCTGTACCATTTTATTATTTATCTAATGTGTAGGAGTAAAATGACATTTCGGAACTTTTTAACCAGTGCTAATTTTTTTAGCGGCCGGAACGAAATTTTCGAATTTTAAGAAATTCTTTCTTTTAGTTTATCTGTGCCAATTAAAGTGTTAACAAGGTACTTTTCAGTATCACCCATGTGACCAAAACCTTTAACCGAATTATAATCGTTAATAACAGCTCTGGAATTGTTGTAAAAATCCACATCCTGTGTTACCGATGAATAAATGAAATTGTTTGTGCTATTAATTTTCGATATGATCGAAGATATTTCTCCTGCTGACAAATTGCTATTGCCATCAGAAATACTATTTTCTATCAAAATCAAATCATTTGCTAAATTTGATGAGTATTCAGTCAAGGTGTTTGCTGTATATAGAGAACCAAAATTACCCATTAATACGGCATTATTTGAAATACCGTCACTTTGATATATAATATATGTTAACGCCTTACCTATACCAATACAATTATTGTATTGTGGTAATAATGAATTCTCAGTATCAATTGGAGAAACGCCGGATATTCGATTGGTGTGGCTAATAAAATCAATGTATGTATTCGAATTTATTACCGAATTGGCAGTAGACTCTATTGTTGTTAAATTACCAGAATTTGCGCTTGTTTTTATTGAAATTAATGTTGAAAAAATTGTGTTTGCATAGACTGACACAGGATTAGTAAAATAATTCGAGGTATTACTATTTGCAATGTCCTGCATTTGCCACGTTGTTAAAATAGGTGGCAAATTGGCTAAACTTTTCTGTGTATTTTCCGAAAATTCTATTGTATTATTAGACATAGAAGCCGGAAAGTTCAATCTATCAAAAATTCCTATACTGACCATAATATTTCCTTAAATCATTGGCATGTTTGGTACACCTGTTGGACCTTTAGGTGCAGGATGAATGTGTGAATTATAAATTGCAGTATTGATTAAGTCCGTCATTAATACGGAAGTCATTGTACCAAAACTTCCTATCGGTGCGTTCACACCAACCAAAGCATTAACGCTCATTGCACTCAGTATATTACCAATTGCCATAATTTGCCCAGGAACAGCCACAGGTGATACAGGTGTTGGAAAACCAACTGAAATACCACCGCTTCCAGTAACAAATCCTAAAGGACCTGCTGACATTCCGGTTAATGCATCTACTCGTCCATTTGACAATATCTTCAATGCGGTTAATTCACCATCAATAGCCACATCAGATTCCACGTAAACCACATCGGCTGCCGCTAGTGTTAATGCACCGCCACCGAAAGATGCACCCGCAAGAATTTTCATATCATTTTTTGTGGTGATATTTGATGTTTTTTCCACTACCTGTGTATGGTTACCCTTAATATACAATTCATAATTACCATCAACTTGTTCTACTTTGTCACCTTTAATATGTAGGAAAGAATCACCGTCAATAGTAACTACGCAACTACCTTGTATCAATACATTATTATCTTTTACCGTGATAATGTAGTTATTTCCATAAACTTTGTGTACCTCGTCTCCATTTGGATGCATTTCTATAAATGTACCTGTTCGGTGTGATAAACGAATTCTTTCACGCCCAAGGCTGTCATCCATCTCGAAGGTGTGGCCAGATTCGGTCGCTGTAATATTGTTGTGTCCGTAATCTGGGGGTGATGCGGTGTTTGCTGCCGATTCGGGTTCAGTCCATCCTTTGTAAAAACTAGGTTGTGCAGTCATTATATGTCCTTATGGTGTGGAAGAATTTGCAACATTAAACGAATTTGATTCATTATTTGCAATAATCACGTTTGAATTTGGATATTCACTTGATATGTATTGTGTTATGACATTAACATTTGCTGTATCCGGAGAAGTAATCAATGTAATCATAGTGTTTGGCACGTTAGCAGAAGTTGCCGCCTCTTGAGCCTGTTCTATTGTGCTTTTTGCACTTGTTTCTAAAGATTGAAATGCTCCAACTAAACCATTGCTTATTTGACCAGGTAATGCTTGTATTTGGCTGGTGGCAGCCGTAATTGCACCTACAAAAGTTGTTAAACAATCTTTCAATAATGCTAAAACTTTTTCCGGTAGAGTTTTAATCCATTCAACAATTTGTTGTAGTTCTTGCACTAATGCTACAACAAGTGCAACTTCACCAACAATTTCTGCCAGTTTTCTGGAATAATAATTGATAGTTCTTACCACCTCACGAACTTTCGAAAATGCTGCGGATAGTTGTCCTGTAGGGTCCAAGTTTAATGTAGCCGTGATTGTTTTAAATCCAATCCTAAAGCCGGTCAATAATTGTGCGAGCAATGCCCGAATAATTGCGGCCGCTTTGTTTTTTGAACCTGCAATTGCTTCTTGAATTAGTGTTATTGGATTTTCTATTACACCAACACTCAAATCACCAATGTTAATCAAAAACCTAAAATCGCAACCATGAGCCAAATTGTTATTTGTCCAAGATAATACGGTATTATTTGCGGTGTAAGCATTTGCTGGTGTAGTTGGTTTACCGGGTTGAACCAACTTCATAGCAGGAGCAACTGCCGGAACAACAGGTTGATTTTTCGAAACTTGAGAGTTTTGTCGTAAAAGTCTTTGTGTTTCAGCTTCACTCTGATCTATCAAAGGTGAATAAACTTTTGCAAGTGAAGAAAATCCTGTTCCCGGTTTAGGTTCAGCTTGTGGTATAGATGAAAAAACACCCAGCATTGTTGGAGCCTGTGAGCTTAACCCGTCCATAAAGAAACCGAAAACATAATCACCTTCCATCGGTGATGAATATGTTTTCGAATCATTAACGGGATATAGTGGTGAAGCCCAAGGTAAGGACCATGTTGGAATCAAATTCAAATCATCAGTATGTGAACCAAAAATGCGAACTTTGCAACGACCCAATAAAAGAGGGTCCATTCGATCTTCAACGACACCAATCCACCATACAAAATTATCTTGACCTAATCTATTTTGAAATTCGCTCATTTTGTTTGCCCTTTAGACGCATTATCTGGATTGTTTTTATAGTTTGATACTGTTTGTGCAAAACTATCTTTAACGATTTCTAAAACCGTTTCATATTTCATTTCAGTATTAATTTTATGTCTAACTGCGGCAATTAGATATGTGCCACTATTAAAAGGGTCGGCCAGACCTTCATTTAGTCCTGAACTTTGTTTGGAGTTTACACCTGTCGGTAATTCAACTCTAATTGTTCTACCCACAGATAAATTTGGATCACCTGATACCACTATTTTTATTCTAGAATAGTGAGATAAAGCCATCTGTGCGGTTCGGTGTGGAATATATGTTTCGGCTTTAATATCATTTGCAACCGACCATGGCATATGAGAAATACCGTTAGCTTTTTTCTGATCTCTATTTGATACCGACACTTTTAGCACGGCTTCATAGTTTTGGTTTGCTGTTTTACCTAACCTATTTTGTAAGTTTGTGATAATGGAACCGTTATTATTGAGCATTGTATTTTTACTTAAATAATCTTTTTCATAATCATAATCTGTCTTATGATACTGCCGAGTCAATGGATCAATTGTTATCAGTCGATTTGCAAATGCTCCTGTTGTTGTTCCATATAATGAGTCGAACGTGTCTAAAAACGTATATGATTTAATTGCTCTACTATCTAAACCGACACTACCGGGTGATAGGTTTCTTGCTGTGTACATATAATCGTTATATGTACTTTGCATATACAACGATTGCAAAGATTTAAAATTATAACCTTCGATGTTTTCAAAAAAAACAAAATCCGCACCAGATTTATTTGATAGTGCATAACTTGATAACCAGTTAACTGCATCGAAGGGTTTTTTATAAGGTATAACAAAATCGTATAGACCTTGTGTTTCTTCAATTTTTACCAACTTTGGTGGTATTTTCATACTGTTAATTAACACATCATTAATAATTGTGCTTATCTTTTGACCCGTGTAGGATTTACTAACTTTCATTTGTTCAGATAATAACAATTCTTCTGAACAAAAATGTAATGCATAATTTTCGGTTTCTTGATTGGTTAATTGTCTTTCACTGACACGATATATTCTAAAAAACTTTTCAACTTTGGAATTTTCTCCTTTGTCAGTTTTTGTTTTTCTAAAACTCAAATATACAAAATCTGAACCACTCATACTCAAACGCTCAATCAAACTTATTGAGTCTGTCATTAATAAATGTCCAGTAACCGAACCCCTAAAAATATCTTCATAATATGAGATTTCAGCAACCATGCTTCGTATATCAAGTGTATCAACGGGTGTGATTAAATTGATTTCTGCAATATAGTAATCATCAGCAGTTACAATACCATCTTGTGCTGTGGCCGGCTTTGGTCTATTGGCCGTTACTGTTATTGTTCCAAGATCATCTGCCATTCTTTAACTACCCATAACTTGTGTGAACGTTTTTTCCATTTGTCTCAGATATGTTGAATTCAACAATTTGATATCTCTCCTAGTTTCATTTAAATTATATTCATAATCATATATTGTGGTATAAGTTTTTTCGATGGACACAATACATGTTGAACCTGAAGGTAGAGTATATGTTTCGGTTGATGGTGTTAATGAGTTGTAGTCGCTTTGAGTGAGTGTAACATATTCAACATTTTCTATTTGAGATAAATTATCGGTGGTTCGTGTTATTTTCTGGTAAGATTTAACTGTTGTATTTGTATATTCAAATGGAGTCATATCTGCATCAGCAGATTCTGTTGCATATTTTGAATCAATATATTGTAAAAACTCCAAATATGTAAGTGGCCAATTCCAAATTGGATCAAGAATTTGATTTGAATAAAGTACGATCCAAAACGCAAATGGATCATTATAGTATTTGTCTGCTACGATCTCTGGTGTGTCGCCGTCCTGTATTGAATATGTGTAGAATAGCATTGGATTATTCTGCAATTCATCCAACAACTTTGCACGAGTAAGTAAATTTGTCAAAATGATATAAGTACCATTTTGATCTGTCGTGATTGTTTTTGGTAAGGTGTCAAAATATAACATTAATATCCTTTATTAATTCTATTTTTGTCAATAATGACCGTTTCTAAGAACTGTAAAGTCATTCTTATTTGCACAGGTGAACCATCATCAAATGTTGCCCATTGGCCACTCCCCACATAATCAACATTTATGTTTGTTAAAACTGATTCACCAATTTTATGAACTTTAGTGTTTTCCACATTACCATAAAAGAATTTGATATCAAATGCATCAGGCACTTTCATATATAAACTTTGTGTGAAAATGCCATTTGGTACAATTTCAGGAGCCGAAGCCAACTTAAATGTTTGAATTATATTTTCTACTGTTCGTGCTTCTTCCTGACTATAAGGAGTAAAAATAAAGTCAAATTGAAACTGTCTGAATCCTACACCCGAAAATAACACTTGCAATTGTGGATTAACTGCATAGCCACCTGCATTCAATCCCAATCTGGCCAAATCAGTACCAGTTACCCTACCTAATTGAGATGCAACAAAATCTCTAACAAAGGGGTCATTGCCGGCAGCATTAACAATATTTGTCAATTTCAAGTCACCCTGATCCTTAAACGTATTGTATAAAGATGCGGCACCCTGTGCTAAAAAATATGGTTTACCTAGTGCAGTTGATAACTCAAAATTTGAATCATATCCCACATCATATGCAACGTTCACTGTGTCGGGAATATATAATCCAATTGTTTCACCATTTTTTCTGTTCAGTGTAGATAGTGATGTTGATAATGACTTTGTGGCTTTACTCAGTTTTTGTCCTGCATCCAAATTGTTTTTAAAATCTTCTAAACCTATATTTTTTAATCCAGATAAAAGTTTTCTAGGATCACCGTTAGCTTGATCGACTATGCTATCATATTTCTTTTTAACATCTGCTGCCAACCCCGAAGTCACATCACCTAAAGTTGTAATAAATTCTCCAGTGACTTCACCCAATTTTGCTGGATCCGCTTGACGAACTGTAAAAACAATCGAATGTTTTCTACTTGGATTTGACCCCAAATCTCTTGGATACCTAAGAGTGGTGCTTTGATATCGGTTATCGTATAACGGAGCTAAAGGTCCTATTATTCCGTTAACCGTTTGTTTGAAGCTGTCTATAGTAAATTCTGGCATTTTGAAGACTTATTTTAAGAAAGTAATATACATATTTATATGGCATACAAGGGCAAATTTACACCAAGAAATCCACAAA